TTTAAAGATCCGAGAGCAAGATTAGAAGGCATCAAAGATAAGAACGGACAGATTAGTACAGGTTGGCCAGCATTAGATAAAAAACTATTTGGCGGATTCAACAGAGGCGAACTGAATATATTTGCAGGCGGAAGTGGTAGTGGTAAGAGTTTGTTCTTAGCAAACTTAGGTGTTAACTTTGCACTAACAGGATTGAATGTTGTATACTTGACATTTGAACTTTCAGAAGCACTTGTTAGTATGCGTGTTGATAGTATGACTACAGATATACCAAGCAGAGATATTTTTAAAAGCATTGATGATGTTGAAATGAAAGTTAAGATGATTGGCAAGAAGTCAGGTGCATTCCAAGTTAAGTATATGCCAACAGGTAAAAATGCAAATGATATTAGAAGTTATTTGAAAGAGTATGAGATTAAGACAGGCAAGAAAGTAGATGTATTGCTTGTTGATTATTTAGATTTGATGAGTCCTATTGCGGCACGTATTAGTGCTGAGAACTTGTTTGTAAAAGACAAGTATGTATCTGAAGAACTACGTAACTTGGCAATGGAACTTAATACAATCTTTGTTACAGCATCACAGTTGAATAGAAGCAGTGTTGAAGAGATTGAATTTGATCATTCGCACATCAGTGGTGGTATATCTAAGATCAATACAGCAGACAACTTGATTGGTATCTTTACAAGTAGGGCAATGCGTGAGCGTGGACGCTATCAAATACAACTTATGAAGACTAGAAGCTCGAGCGGTGTAGGACAAAAGATTGATTTGGAGTTTGATGTAGACAGTTTGCGTATTAGAGACTTAGGTGAAGACGAAGAATATCAAGAGTTTCAAAAACGTAAGTCAACTGTGTTTGATCAAATCAAACGTGGTAGTGGTCAACCTATTGACAGTGATGCACAACGTGATGATCCAACTGAAGGTGATACTGTAGGTAAGATTAGAGCAGAAACTGATTCAACAAAACTAAAAGCATTTATCAATAATTTGGGAACCGAGTAAATCTCTTTGCTAAATACTCTGCGTTAGAAATAACGACTAGGCATACAAAACAACAAAGAGGCTAACAATGGCAACAGATTTAGAAAACATAAACAGGCTACTCGATAGATTCAAAAGGCCTATCCCACCCGGAGACGAATATCAAAATCGTTTAGCTGAAGAATTCGAGCTCATTCTCTCTCAGCGATTCACTGATTACTTTATTCAAATTTGCGATATCATTGACCTAACCACAGACCTTACACATATGACACGTGGGTCTGCAGGATCTAGTCTTGTATGCTACCTACTAGGGATCACTGACGTTGATCCTATACAGTGGAACATACCTGTGGCACGGTTCATGAACCCTTTGAGGGACGACCTGCCGGACGTGGATATAGACTTTGAACATCATCGACAGACGGAAGTCATGGAAAGGATATTCCGCAAATGGCCAGGTAAGACAGCTCGACTGAGCAACTACGTAACCTACAAAGAAAAATCGGCACGACGAGAAGCTGCAAAGCGACTTGGTGCCACAGGTAATCTTCCACGCAACTTCTCATATGAATCGGTAGGCGTTGATCCTAAAGAAGCAAAAAGGATTGAACGCAAACTTATGGGAAAGAAAAGAGCAATATCAAAACACTGTGGAGGCATCGTAATGTTTACAAGGCAATTACCAAAATCATTAATATCACAAGACAATCAAATACTACTAGACAAATATGAAGTAGAGGACCTTGAACACCTCAAGGTTGACATACTAGCAAACAGAGGACTGAGTCAATTGATGGAGATAGACTCTATCACACCATTGGCAAACTATCCGCAAACAGATGAAGCAACAAGTAAACTTCTTGCAAGAGGAGATGTACTAGGTGTAACACAAGGTGAATCACCTGCTATGCGTAGACTGTTTAGAGCTATACAACCTACCAGCATGCAGGACTGTGTGTTTGCTACAGCAATGATTAGACCCGTTGCTATGAGTGGCAGACAAAAAGCAGCCATGTTCCAGGACTGGAGTCAAGAAGCTGTACAAGACTCTGTGGTGTTTGAAGACGATGCTATTGACATCATATCAAACATCATAGGTGTAGACATGTATGAAGCAGACATGTATCGCAGAGCGTTTGCAAAAAAGAACGATGAAAAGATACTGGAGTTTGTTGAACGATTAGGCAACAATCCACGCAAACAAGAAGCAATGGCCGCACTACAGGAACTGTCAGGCTTTGGCCTATGTAGAGCACATGCTGTAAACTTGGGCAGACTCATATGGGCTCTAGCATATCAGAAAGCACACAACCCAGAAGCATTTTGGCGTGCCAATCTCAAACACTGTCAAGGATCATACAAGCAATGGGTGTATCAGTGTGAAGCACATCGCAGAGGCATTGAAACCAAAGCTGGTTGGTGGCAACAGGGATTCATACCAGGCTGTGGTGTACGATCAAACTATCTTGAAAGAGTAGAGTTTGCAGGCGTAATAGCCAACGGTAGAGTATTCAGAGGCAAGAACAACCGTTGGGTAACATTCCTTACACTGGGTACAAACTACGGAGAATACATAGACATCACTATACAAAAGCCATTTGCATACAGAGATGGTGACGTTGTTTCCGGCTCAGGATTAATCAAACATTCCAATAATTCAGACTATATACATGTAACAGACGCAAAATTATATACTATGGGAGAATGGCGTGAGCGAGTTAATAAAGCTAGACAATGATTGGTTACTGGGGCATTGCACAGACGATCCAGTGCGTCCACATTTACCTTTAGCATGGCGAACAAACGCAGGTAGAGAAGTATACGGTCTACAAAACGATGACGGAGTGATAGAAGCTGTGATATGTGTGGCCTATACAAATCAAGTGCCGCTGACAGAATCGGAACTAGATTACTACAGTCAAGCTGCATCACAGGATGGCCAACACGGCGACATAGCTGTGTTTTACACTGTATGGAGTTATGTAAAAGGTGCAGGACGCAAGATGGTGCTGGATGCTGCACACGAAATCAAACACAAACGCCCTGTGCATAGATTTGTCACACTATCACCTCTGACTGAAATGGCTGAAAAGTTTCACATACGCAATGGAGCAACACTACTCGAGCGTGGAGAGGAATGTCAAAATTTTGAGTATGTGTTGTGAAACTACACACGCCCGGCATACTACTCAACCCCCAACAGTGTGAAGAAATAATACAACTAGCACACGCACAGGGATTTGAACCAAACTCAAACTCACCAGACATACGCACCAACACTGTGAGTTGGATTGAACCACCTGAATGGTTGTATGTGTTGATGTGGGAAGTCACAGCCAAAAGAACTCTAAACATTCCCACAGTTACTTGGCTACAACCTTTTCAAGTGAGTCGTTATGGTGTGGGAGAATCATACGACTGGCATCAAGATCTCGTAGACACACGTTCATGGCGCAAGAGCAAAAGAACAGCAACAGTCACAGTTACTCTACAGTCAGCTGAAGGTGCAGGAGTAGAAATTCAAGATCTAGGTGTTGTGTGTAGAGATCAAGGTGAAGCTGTGATGTTTAGAGCAACTGATCAACACAGAGCACTAGCACCCAAGAGAGGCGAACGCTATGCACTCACAGTATGGTGTATGGGACCAAACCTATGAGATACTATCTAGCATCATGTGAATACAAATGGACACACGCACACAAACAGATGGAACATCTATGGGTAAGACGTGAACTGGGCGATGAACTGTTCAAGCAGTGTAATCAACCAGGCTTTGATTTAGTGTACATAAGAAGTCGTAGCCAAACACTACCTGAAGACGTATACTGTAGATGTGATGTGTATGTTGATGTAGAAGATTCTCGTCAAGCTGTGCTGTTTGCACTACGAGGTCACCTAGAAGTCCCACGAGCCTGAAAGGCCTGCGCCAGACAAGCCGCTCTGCGGTAAACGCCCCAAGCGCGAAGCGTTTCGCAGAAAATCCGTAGCGAAAATTAGAGTCTTAAACTACGTAGTTAATGAAACACAGTACCAATATACATATCCCCACTATTGAATTGAAAACTGTCTAACCATAACGACAGACTAAAACTATAGCCCTGTAATACCCCTTAAATATAGAAAACTAAAAAGATGAGTCTTATTTAAATAGTCTTGATAGTATATCTTGCGTTACCTGACAGTTTTAAATAAGCAAATTGACACTCCCGTTCTGACTCAAACTCTATTACGTTGTATGCAGGCATACTAGTTGAAATACGATGCTGTGTGTATAGTTCAATTGTGAGTGCATACACTAGTGCATCAATAGCACGTTTTGATGTGACTGGTTCAAACTGTAGTAGTAGTTTCGTCATAAACCTAATGAATACATCCATATGGGTATAACAACAAAGTGTAGCACAACACATAAGAATATCATAAGTTTGACTGTTAATGGATTTCCGCCTTGCATACAAGTACTTAGTAGAGTACA